CATTTTGTCACCGTCGGGCGCGGGTCGAAGGTGACGACATCGGCGCCGGTATAGACGCGGATGACTTTCTCTGCCGGGATCACATGCACATGGGCTGCGTCTCCGGCTAGTTCCGCGGCGGCACGAGCGGCCTCAGCATCAGCCTCACGAGTTGGTCCTGTAAAAGTTAGTTTGGCCATGGTCTAGGCTCCGTAGGTAACTGTGGCGTCGGCGTGCAACAAAATAAATGACCCGGTATTTGTGTTATTCTGAAGGCTAATAGAGAAAGATTTATCACTTCCGGTATCAACAGAGGAGTACTCAGGAGCGCCTGAAACTGTTCCTCCAACCGATCCCACTCCTGTAACATACGATGTCCTACTATTGCATTGCAATGCTTCTGATCCCTGATTACGAATAGATACCAGATACTCTGCGTTCGGGTTGGTTGTTATCGGGCCGATTTGGCCTACCTGTGTAGCATCCAAATACAAACGCAAATATTTGTTGGTTGCACCATTGCTTCCAAGCGTTCGGAGGTACGCCTTAATAGCGCCATTTGGACCCAATGCTCCACCTGGAATCAAAAACCCTGAAGGCCCAGTGATTTCTGACGTGGTTTGATTCAGGCGCCCGGAGAGATTGACGGGGAAATTAGTCGGAGATGCCGGCCTAACGGGAACTCTGCTCGAATACGTATTGACGTACAAGGTTCCAGCCGTATCGCCGGAAAACACTGCCCAATACCAACCTGCCGGATAAGCGCTTCCGCCAAAACTGGCAGGCATGTAACACCATGCGCCTTTGAGTAAATTCCACGCGTTTGCGAGAATCGCCGCAGACAGCGTGAAAGCCCCTGCGCTGCCGGTGAATTGCAATCCAGTTGTTGAACCATCCCCTGGAAGAATGCAGAAAGGAACGCCAATCGCCGCGATCTGCTGCGGGTAGGGGTATGTCGGCGCCTCAAAAATAGTTGGCGCATCGGTCACAGAGCAGAATCCAGCCTGCCACAGCGACTTGATTTCATCGTCCGACGACGTGTAGCTCTGACCGACAAGCAGCGGCCTGCCGTAGGTGTCGCAGCGCCCCTCTTTGGTAATCGTGCATGTAGTAGTCATGCGTGATCCTCGAAAAACGGGGACCGAAGTCCCCGCTGTGGGTTACTGGTACAGCGCAGCGATAGGCCCGACGTCGGCGGTGAATGTCGTCGGCGGGGTGAAGCTCGCCGGGACAGTGCCAAAGGTGCCGGTTGCCGATTGCGTCATCTGGTTTCCGCCGTTCGCGGCAGCCCACTTGCGCGTGGTCGCCGTGGTGCCGTTGCATTGCACTGCGATGAAATACCGGCCAGGGTTCAAAATCGGCTGCGTCAGGAACGCCAGCGACTGGAACGCATTGGCACCAGCCGACAGCGCGCCAGCAACGGCGCTATTGGTGATCAAGACGCCATTGGTGTCGTACAGCGCCACCAGGATATTATCCGTTCCGACGGTGGCGCCGTTGAGCACATTGATGCCGGTCCATTGCGCCAGATGCGGCACGTAGATTTCCGACCGATACCACGTTCCGGCCACATGCACGGCAGATGTGCCCAACGAGGCGAAGGCCAGAATCGGGCCGTTCGGCAGGATGCGCGGCCCTTGCGGGGACGAAGGCGCGCCGAAGCCGGAACTGTCCTGCGAGTACTTGTTTCCGCCGATGGTCGGGTTCAGCACTGCGTCGCCGGTCGCCTGATAGGCCTGCGTCGGCTGGCCAGAAGCGGCGTAACCGATGCCCTGCGCAATCAGCGCGGTTTGCGTGTCGTCCGGGACGATGATGGTTGAGCCAGCGGCATAGCCCTGATACGACTTGTAGAGAGTAACAGCCATGTCGTTCCCCTTAGACGGTGTAGATTTTGGCGGAAAGCTCAGGATAGGTCGCCGCCCATCCGAACAGCACATCAAGACGCATCACGCTTTCGTCGTTCTTGCCGTCGTAGTACTCCAGCACGCGGATCGTGAAGCCGTTGTGCGTCTTCTGCGACACGCTGACCACGTTTTTGCTCGGCGGCGTCCAAAGCGGGACCATCGCCAGCGTGAAGGCGTCTTTGTGGAACGCGACGTTGGTGCCGTAAGCCGTGCTGGCGGCGCCAAGGATCAAGAACGGGCTGCCAGTGGTAGGAGCGGCGCTCACATTCTGGAAAGCGCCGGTCAGGACGATGGCGGGAGAAATCGGAATCGACGTAGCGCCGGCGGCAAGGTCGGCAGTGACGACGAATTGCGCCAGGCTGCCGGTAGTCTTGCGAGTCTGCGGATTGACCGCATAGCAGCCGGGGAAGGTAACAACGGTGCCGCGCGTGATCGTGCCGCCCAAGCCAACAACCGTGATAGCTGCGCCACTTTGCCCTGCGCCGCTGACGTTGGTGCCGCCGACGTTCTGCGTGCCGTTCGTATGCACATCGACATTCTGATCCATCGCGATATTCAGGCCAAGCGAATCGACCATCATTCCGCTCTCGTACTGCTGGCCAAGCTTTCCGCTTGGATTGAGCAACCCGGCCAGGCCTTGAAGCGCGGCTCCGTTAAGCTTCGGATTCATGATCAGCGAGCGATTGCGGTCCTTGCGGGGCGCGCCGCGCTCGTCAAGCAGCACGTTCGCATCGGTGATGACCTGCAGCGCGGTGGCTTGCGTGGTAGGCAACGCGCCGGCCGGATTGACGACTGCATGCGAGGCGTAATGCGCCAGCGACAGCCCTTGCTCGTCAATCTGGTTGGCCACGGTCGCCAGCGCTGCGGTGAGCTTGTCCTCAAGCCGGGACAGAGACAGCGTGCGCTCAAACGCAGTAAATGACAGATCGCAGCCCCCCTGACTGAGCGTCAGCGGGACCGTGCTTTCCACGGTATCTTGCGGAGCGGCAACGCGGCCTGCGCGGTACGTGTAGCGCGGCGGACGCTTGATGTTGATCGTAGCGCCGGGCTTGTAGCCGGCAGCAGAAGCTGATTGAAAGGTGTCTTCCCAGTCGCGGTTACAAGCCGAGCCGAAAGTAACCATGTTTTCGAGCACGGCGAGGCTTTCCTCAGCGACGATGCTCGATGTGACAAGCGTATTTGCCATTGTGTTATCCAGATGTGATTATCGTTTGCGCGCCCACCAGGCGCCCTGTTTTGCACGTGCTGCCCGATATGCTTCGGTGCTCATATCATCCGATATGCCAATGGGTGCGGACGACGATGCGCTGACCGGCTTGATCGGTGCGGGCGCCTTGCTGATCTTTGCTGCTGCAACGGGCAGCTCCGGGAGCGATGCTTCAATCCTGCCGATTGCTCTGGCGGCAGCGATTGGCGAGAGTCCGTTGATTTGCTCGGCTTTCTCGGGGTGTTGCGCGAGGTAATAGGCCACCTCGGGGCCACGATCGCTCTCGAGGATCGTATCGGTAACGTGCGGCGCTACCACGACTTCTGACAGTCCAACCACCTCATCATAGTCAGGCAGAGCCTGACGCACGGCCGTCTGAGCCTTGGCCCATGAATCCGTGCGCTGCTTGTTCTGTGCCGCTTGCGCTGCGGCCTGCGTTTTCTGCTCGTTCGCGCTCAGGGCGGCGCGTACAGCTTCGCCGGCCCGCCATTCGGCGACCGCTTCGACGTAACTGTCATAGTCCTGGAACTGGTCAAGCGCCGGCTTTCCGGCGACTGGCGCAGCGGGCTCCGGCTGCTTGGCGGCGCGGAACTCTGCCAGTTGCCGCTCTGCCTCTGCTGCGCGCCGTTCGGCTTCGTGGCGCGCCCAGGTAATCTCCTGGATGCGTTCGCTGGCGCTTTTCTTCTTGCGCACAACCTCGCGTTCTGATTCTTGCTGCTGCTCTGCTTCCTGCTGCTCAACAGCCTGTTCTTGCGCCTCAACTTCAGGCGCTTCCGCCTCTACTGGCGCAGCGGTTTCTACTGCTGCTGGCGTGTCGTCAAAGATCAAATCTTCCATCATTGCTCCATTTGCGGCATAACGCCGGGTTCTTGCTGGCCTGTGGCCATTGCAGCGCCTGCTAGCGCCGGAGGTGGCTGCATCTGCTGCGTGAGCATTGCAATCCAGCCCTTCAATTCTTCAACGTCCTGCCGCGACGTGGCATTGATGCGCGCGACATTCTCTGCCGACGCGGCCTTGATGCGCTCCTTCTCGATGCCCTGTTCTGCATCCTGCAGCGCCGCCTCAAGCTGCTGGATATGTCCCTGCGCCTTCTGCATGATCTGCATGACTTCTGGCGGGATTTGCGGCGTCTCGCGCTCGTCTTCATCCAACTCGTCTTCATCCAACAGTTCTGGCGGGATGGTCTTGGCGATGCGCTCGGCGATTTCCTCTGCGCCAGGCCAATCCATCGCGCGCACAACCTTGTCGCCGGCGATGTCCATCAACTTCGGCCATGACTGCCCGAACGACACCATAGACTCTGACGCCTCCTGACGAAGCGTGCTGTAACTCGGGCCAGCAGATACCGTGCAGTCATACTGTCCGACGCTCATGTCATTGATCGTCGTTTTGAGCTTGCCGGTCTTCTCATCAAGCTCGGGCTGCTCCAGCCGCTTGTTGATCAAAGCCGATGTGATGGTGTCGTCCTCGCCCATGATGCGCGCGACGCGCTCGGTGTCGAAAAGACGCGGGATCATGTCGAGCAAGCAGCGGCCAGCTTGCAGCACCGCGCGGTTGAGGTTATCCGTGTAGTGGAAATTGGCGATTCCGCCTTGCCGCTTCTGCTCGCGCTCTTGAATGCCTGACGTTGCCGGCCCGCGCGCGCCCAGTGCTGCGTCAAACATGCCAGTCGTTGCCTTGATGTCGTCCGATGCGTGCGCAGCCATCGTGATGGCGCCGACTGGAACATCTGCCATAGGCTGGCGCATCGGCGGTGGCACGAGTTGTCCGCCAACGGTGCGCGGCTTGTATTCCATATACGCAAATGATCGACGGTTGGCTTGCGACCATTGCGCCTCTTTGCCTTCGAATTGCCCCTCTGCGCCGATCCATGGCGACTTGGTACGCATCGCGTATTCCTCTGTCGCCGCCGTCATCCAGTAGTCGTACATGCGTGACGGGTCTTTAGCGCCGCGAATCACGCCGGAACGTACAACTTTGCCCTCGATGTCGATTTCGTTGCCATATACCGGGAATACCGGAATCCACCGGCACGGAACCTCGGACGACTCCAATACCTCGCCGAATTCTGCGCTGTCAACTCCTACGCACTTGCCGGCGATCTTGTAATTCACGACGCTGCGCCTCGCGCTTTTGCGCGAATTGGCGATCGTCACGCCAGGCGGCAGCGCCAATAGTTCCGATTTCCATCCTGTTTCGCCATTGCTCAAGCGGATGAGTTCATCGGCGTCTTCTTCGACGCGCAGATACTCGGCGACCAGAATATCATCCATGTCATCGCGAGCAGCATTGCCGGTCGTCTTGCGCGTTTTGGCGATTTCGGACGATGGATATTTTGAGCAGAATTCGGACACTCCAAGCCGCTCCTCAACGAGCACGCGGCGCGCGTCGCTGCCGTCGCCCTCGATGGAATCAGGATCGAAATGCACGGTCAGCGGATTGCGAATGCGGACAAATCGCGGAACAACGTCAAACGAATCCTCGCGCTCATATTCCGTGATGATGCGGAAATACCCCAGGCCGGTTTCCGATGCGCTTCCAATGGCGGTATCGTAGGCTATTGATGCGTTGCTGTTGTACTCGATATACCGAATCATGCCTTGGCGGACCTTCGCCGTCTCAGGGTCCGACTCTGAATCTACCGGATGGACCTTGATGCTCGGCTTGTTGATTCGCTGGTCGTTCTTGATCTGCCGAACGAATGTCGACAGCTTGTCAATCGTCAGGACCGGGCGCCCTTCTTTCTCTCGCAGCGCCACATCGCGGGAATCCCAATGCTTGCCGGACAGGAACCGCAGATCATCAACCGCGAGACGGCGGTTCTCAGAATTGACTTCTATGCACTTGTCGCGAAAGCGCTTGGCTTCCGCGAGTATCTCGTCGTGCTTTTTCTGATTATCTGCTGGCATGCTGGAAAGCTAGCACATCCAACCGCCGGATGCAAATGATTCTTCTTCGTCTGCTGGTTTCGGCTTGCACTTGGCAATATCTCTCCCGGTTCCGATCAAATAGCGCGAGGCGTCCATCAGGTGATCGTTCTTTTTCACGACTCGCCCCTTGTCGTCCCTGCGGTACATGCGGTATTCCGAGATCCAATCAGCGCAGGACGCAAACACCTTGAGCTTTCCGGCCGACAACAGCGTCCAAACATCATAGATGCCAGCCTCTACCGCGTTATTCGCTTTTGTGAGGTCAAGTCCAAGGCTTTGGTACATTTCCATCAAGCAGCTACCATCGGTCTGTGATCGTCCGCGCGATGCAGGATCAATCGCGCCGGGAATCCATGAGCCTCTTGATCTGATTGATTCCGCCTGTACTACCGGCTCTGCATCGCCTCGGTAATGCTGCGAGTAGAGATAGCTGGTAGAGGTTTCCCGATCAAATGCGCCCCATATTGCCGCCGTCCTATTCCATCCGACGTCCATGCCATAAGCTCGCGGCCAGTGATTCGGAAGCGCAAAATCGGCAATCACAATATCCGACTCCGGTACCGGATAGATTGCGCCGCTGCCGAGCGCTGGTATTCCTTTAGTGCGCGCATCCCGCTGAAAAGGCATGTACGAGGCGAACAGCATCTCTTTTGCGCGCTCGTCCAAATGCGGAACATCGTCCCAAGTAGCAAGAATTACAGACCGGCTTGATTTCTCGTCTTGCTGTTCGTGGATATCGCCGCCAGGCAAAAACATCAGCACGACATCCGACAGTCCAGACAGCGGGGTTAATGTCAGCAGGATCAGCCCGCGCGTGGTTGCGGTACGCGTCAAGCATTCCTCGTAGATATCTGCTGGCGGCTCTTCGTCAAGCCAGACAAAGTCCTGCTCAGTTCCCTGAAACGACAGCCGGCCCTGGTCAAACGATTTGAACGACAGCCGAGAGTTTCCGCCGTGCTTGCTGCGCACCTCGACCAATTCGACGCCATCAGGAACGCCAGGCATTGGCACGATTCGCGCGATTGACTCTCCGGGAATCATTCCTGTGCCGCGCGCATTCTTCGGTCCTAGCAGCTTTTCAACGAGGATGTCACGGACGGTCTGGCGCGTGTCGCCAGCGGCCCATCCTTTTGTTTTGCGGTCGAATCGCCGGCCATTCCACCACGTCGGATAGTTGCCGGTCAGGTGCAGCGCCACCTCATAAGCGCCGACTCCCTCTGTTTTGCCGACTCGGTTCGCAGCCATGAACAGGCGCTGCTGATAATGCGCGCCGTCGGCAAAGCACTGCATGTGCTTCGGATACAACTCACGGCGCAGCGGCCCATCGTCGGGATAATACGTCAGCCATTTGCGCTGATTATCTCGCCGGATGCGCTCAGATAATAGCGCTTGTAATTCCAGCTTTTCTTGCAAGGTCAGCGATTCGAGCATGTAGTTCTTCGTCGGTTGTTGTTTCGATTGTCAGCGCTACTTTGTCGTTCCACATCTGCAAATGACGGCCCTGCAATTCGCAGGCTTTGAGCGCAGACGTGTGATTGATCATCGCCTCGTTTCCGTTCTTGTCGTAAGCCTTGCGCATCGCGTCTTGCTTGATTAGCTCGATGTCGGTGAGCACGCGGTCTTGCGTTATCTCGGTGCGTTTTGATCTGTCTTCCATTCGCTTCGCAATCGCCGCTGAAACGTGAGCTTTCCCGAGCAACTGAGGCCCTATCCATTCCGCCGTTTTAGCGCTGTAGCCAGCCCGAATAGCCGCCTGTGTCGCGTTCAAATCGATCAGGTATTCATCGACAAAAGCGGCCTGTTTCGGTGTCATTGCGTCACCATTTCAAATTTCTCTTCAAACTCGCTGCGCTCCCGGACGAAAATCGTATGCTCGTTGTCGTCAGGGCAATAAACCGCAACAGATGTTCCGTCTCTGCTGTTCGTGCAATCAACTCCGGCAGCAAGCCATTTGTAAATCTTTCCGGTTTTCTTGTGTCGATATTTCAGCATCTGATCGCCTTCGCTAGTTCTTGCTGCGCCTCAATCACCCTGCGCGCCTTTTGTGTCGCCTGCTCACAAGCCATCCGCCAGGCGGTTTCACGACTAACCTCACGCCCGCTGCAAAACTGGATGATCGCGGCGCGCTCTTCCAGCGCCTCGTGTTCGTCGTCAGTCATATCAATGCGCCTTGCTCTTGTTTGTGAATCGGGCCGCTCGGAAACATCTGCCCCTGACGGTAAGCGTTGTCGATGCGTTCGCAGGCGATGTCGAACGCATCGCGGTCATTTTCAACCCCGATGAATCGCCGACCTTCAAGCGCACAAGCGACGCCCGTCGTACCTGCGCCCATGTGAGTATCAAGAACCAGATCTCCCGGACGCGAATAGTCCGATACAAGCGCGCGCATCAAGTGCGTTGGCTTTCCGCCCATGCGCGCCTTGTCATTCCATCCCGGACCAGCCACGTATCCGCCCGGCAGCGTGCCCCATTTCGACTGCGCCTTCGTTCGCGCCACGACGATCCAATCAGTCCACGAGCATGGTCCGTCACCGGATAGCCGCACGCTGCGTCCTGGCTGATAAAACGGCAGCGGTGCGAACGCGTACCGGCCGACGGACTCAAGCGCACGTCGAACAGCCAAAGCAAGCTCGCTGTCGGTCATCCAAACGATCCATCCTCGGCACAACATCGCGTACTCGGCAGCGAGGTCGGCAACGCCCGCTGGCGACAGCGCGGAATAGCCAAGCACTCGACTACTTGCCACTCCGGCGACCGAATCATGGCCAGCATGGCACCGCTTGCTATACGGCGGGTCGACAATGACCGCGTCGACCATTGGCAGCGTCGGCAAAACCTCCCGGCAATCGCCCAATATCAGCCGACAGTCTCCGATCGTCACTTCCTCACTCATATTGGTCTTCCCGCACTTGTGGCAATCGCTCATGTATCCGCCTGGCGCATACCCCCATTTTCTGAGTCGAGCCATCGTATCGGCGGGCAGTGGATCAGGCCGCATACCGCTCCCGGTCGGCGGCCAGCGACACGTACCGCAGCCCGTCCCATCGCATCAACAGCTTTCCGGACTCGTCGCACACGCCGTCACGGACATGGCTGGAGAGGATCGTCGCAAGCTCCCCGCCTCCCTCTGCTGCCCCGGTTCTCAGCAGGCTAAGCGCGCATTGGGACCGCGGCCTCTTGGCCCACAACAGCGGGTCTAGGTCTTCCGAAATTGGGTTAAGCGCCATCGTCTGACGCCTTGCAATGAGCGTCTGCGGCGCTCTTGAGCCTCGCCAGCATGGCCTGTATCGTTTCTTTCCCAACTTCTCGAGAGTGCGTCTGTCCTGGCGCAGGAAGCGCCGGGAGTCGCTCCGGAATGTCGCCCCATTGTCCGATTGCAAGCTGGTCGCTGTACGCCTTCCGCCATTCCTTGTCGAGTTCCTTGAGCGACTTGCGGGACAGGTCGTAGCTCCCGATCTTGACCGCCGCCCAGTAGATCGCCGGGTGACTCCAACGGTCACTCCCTGACTCGCGCCTGGCCATCTGCTCGATGGCTTCGATGAGAGCGGATTGGTGGTCGGCAGACGGACGGCAGTCCTTGAAAAATTCGGCGAACGAAGGCGGCCAGTCTCGCCGACGGCATGCCTTCAGCCCTGCCCGAACCTCGTCAATGGATATCCCCTCGTCGGCGAAAGCCTCAGCCCACGCGGTGCGCCAGTTCGCTATGGCGTGATCGTTGGCAAACGACGCCCGCCACTTGTTGGGGTACAGGCCATCAAGCCGGTTGAATAGGTGGTCTATCAGCGCCAAACCTTCGAGTCTTGGGTGCGGCTCAAGCCAGGCGTTCGGCGGGGATGTCGATGATGTTTGAAGCTTCAATGGGGCGCGTCCGGTTGCGGTTGACGTGAGCTACTGGGTCGAACTTCACTGGGTTTGATGGCCCCGCCCTGGCCTGTTGGCCAGCCCACTCGGCCTTGAATCCCGCCCATCCCCTTGCGCAGCATGTCGTCAGCACGTCCTGAACCGGCATCCCCGCTTTCGCAGCCTCGGCAACGACGGAGCGCAGCGCCGTGTGTGTCGGCGCCGCTTTCTTCGCCTTCCGCAGCGTCAGGTAGTCGGCCGCGGTTTGCGGATCCGCTCCCTGCTCGACCAAAAATCCTGCAGCGTCGAAACGCACAGCGGCGACAGCCGCAGGCTTTTCGGGTCGCGCGAGGTCTCCGGGATGGCCTGCGGCGCCTGTTTTTGATTCAGGAATCAGGGAATCAGGAATCAGGGAATCAGGAATCAGCCCGATTGCCACAGTGTTTGCATGGTGCTCGCACAGTGCTTGCACAGTGTTTGCATGGTGCTCGCACGGTGCTTGTTCTGATCGGACACCATTCGATCCCGGTGCAGGTATCG